CTTTGCAGCTTCGGCTTGCTCTTTTAGCTTTGCAGTGGCTTCAGCAGATTTATTTGAGAAATACATATAAGTAGCAGCCAAAGCAGTCACGCCTAATGTGATTGCCCCAATTGGACCACCAATTACCCCCCATGCACCGCTTACTAATCCTGCCATTGAAGCACTTTTGCCTTGTGCTAACGTAACTGCCTTCGTTGCATTCTCAACATTATTGGCTGCAAGAACATATCTGGCGCTTGCTGCACTTGCACCATATTTAGCTTGAGTTTCAGCATTTGTTGCTCGTACATTAACTAAATGCGCTTCCGCTTCAGCCAGTGCTGCTTTTGCATTTTCTAAGGACTTTTGCTTTTGCAATTGTGATGCAGCATTGTCAGCTACTAATGAACCTACTTTGGTATTTAAAGCCGATACTTGTGTTGCGATTGCTTTGGTTAATAATGCAGTACCTCCCAAAATAGCTACATAAGAGATTGATTCTAAATTCTCGGCTAGAACCTTAATTGAACCAGATAAGACTTGAGCCGCTCCGCTTCCTTGGCTAGCTTCCCCGACAAATTTAGTAATCTCATTATTAAGAAGAGTTAATGACTGGCTGATCGTAATATCCGTTTTACCAAATAATGCATCTACATCAGACTCTACATTTCTAAGAGCTTTTACAATTTCCTGTGAAGTGATTTTTCCTTCAGCAGCAACTGAACGTAACTCACCTACAGTAATTCCCATACCCTGAGCAATAGCTTTTGCTAAGGCCGGAGTTTGTTCCATGACAGAGTTCAGTTCCTCACCACGCAATGTACCGCTTGCGAGTGCTTGTCCAAACTGCATCAATGAAGCATCTGCTGCTTCTGCAGTTGCTCCACTAATAGCCACTGCTTTTGATACTGTTTCAGTTAAACGCGCAGTGTCGTCCATTGTTAGATTTAAAGTTTTGGAATTGTCACTAAAGCGCTGATACAACTGTAAAACTGAATCCCAAGTTGAATAGGTATTTTGAGCAATCCTGAATGTATCTTCAGTCGCCTTATTTAGCTCCGTCTGGTCTTTAGTAACTAGCTTTAAACGGTTTTGTAACCCTGTATAAGCATCAATTTTAGTAATGGCCGCATTGACCGTAACCAATCCTGCCATATACCCAGCCAAAGCCTTAATTGAAGTGCCAAATGAGTTAGCCGCTTTTTCCTGTTTATCCAGCTCATTAGTTGTAGCTTTAATTTCTTGAGCAAATTTATGATTTTGTTGAGTTGCTTGCTTAGTAACTTCAACCGTTTTTTGAACTGAAGTATTTGAATTATTAACTGTGGTATTAAAGTTTTGAACAATATTATTGGTAATAGAAAGCTGTTTCTCCATATCTTTTGATGTTTTAGATGCGGAATCACCTCGAGCAGTAAATTTTGACAATTCTTCTGCCAAGGCTTTGACATTACGTTCAGCATTCTGTGAATCAATAACAATGACAAGACGAGATTCTTGTGTCATTTTACTTTCCTCTAGGCAATAAAAAAGCCCACAAGAGGTGAGCTATGAATTTTGGGTAATAAAAAACCCACTCATTGAGTGGGTTCTACTCGAACTTCTAGCGACTAATTAATCCACCTGAAACCTCCAGCACCCCTATTAATCGGCCTGATTCCACTAATGGATGGAACCATCGATTACCATAGTGCTGGTTGCCAGTGGTATAGCTTGCTGTTTTTAAGTCATCACTAATCAACTTTCGATTATGCGGTCCTCTTAAATCCATTAATCGTGAAAGCTTTAACAAGGCAAAATTTGTCTTGAATGCAAATTCAGCTAGATACATTCCATTCTTTTGATCCATAGCATGTGCTGCTCTATACAAGCAACTGGTCATACAATTTTGCTCAAGTATGGTGTTTACTAGATCCTTAATTAACTCCAGTATTTCGCTATCAAATAAAGAACCTTGAGCTCTCTTCTCCGCACTACTGTACAAAGCAATCAGATGATGGACATATTCAACTGCCACAGGAATTACATCATATGGGATTTCATCAATACTCTTTGTGCCGAAACGTTGATTGATAATTTTCCATGCATCACTTGAGTTGAGGTGTCTAGTCTTAGCCACAAGCAATGCGTGTGCATCATGTAGTGGGGTGCGTTCTGATTTGTGGGTTTTAGGGCGTGGGTTAATTGCCTGACCTTTTGTCCAATAATCCCAAAGCACATCATCACATTCTTCTTGATACTTAATTACAGTATCTCGAAGCTCGGGTTTTACTTTATTTGGGCTGATTGTCATGAGCCATCCGAAAAGCTTTCGTAATGGTAAGCAGACCATCTCTTGTAAATCACCTAGAGTGGGTATAACGATTTTCGTTATACCCCAACGTTTCGGGTTGGCATTAAGTTTTGATAACTGTGCCTGCCATGCCAACCCCATACCCTCGACGATCGATTTCATTGGTGTATAAGGTTGCCCTTCATGCTCTACTAGATATAGTTCTGCACTATGGAAAGGCACTCTAATTTGAGTTAAACTATTTAAAGTCATATTTATTTCCTTAATGTTGACTTCAATTAAGCCCTGTCCGCCAAGATCATGGGCTTTTTTGTTGTCTGTAATAATCATGCTTTCGCTACGTTTTGTTTTGTTTTAGCTTCCAACCATTCTTCAATAATTAAAACAAGCTGAGCTGTTTGTGTTCTACGATCTTTGACTGTTTCAATCTAAAATCGCTCCAATGTTTCTTCAGGTATCCGAAAGTTTACCTGGGGGTCCTGCCTTGCCATTTTGGCCTCCATATAGCATGTGATTTAAAATAACATCACAATCAAATTAAAGCACGTGCTATATAACAAATCAACTATAAACCTATAAGTTTTGACTATTTTTTTATAGCACCCTATAGTTAGCAAATACTAAGTTTTCATTATGACTCTATGGCACGCACAGATCCGCAAGTTAATTTTAGAATACCCGCCGAACTCAAAGACAAATTAGATGATGCTGCTAAAGAAAATGGCAGAACACTTACAGCAGAACTCATACTTCGCCTTGAAATGACTTTTGAGCATGATGATCAAGTACAAGACTTACAGGGAAGAGTTGATCAATTAGATAAAGATGTAGATTGGTTGAAAAAAAATTTACTAGATGTAATGCAAGATGCGGGGCTGTATGACCCAAATCAGCAGAACTAAAAAAAGCACCTTGGGGTGCTTTTTTTATAAGATACTATTTTTTCTCGTGGTAACGAAGAATACTGGCTATCTTTTGGAATAGATACCCGATCAAAAAACCATTAAAGATGATCCCAATACCTGTAATAACCATTATCCCTGACCATACAGTTTCAGTACCATAATAAGTTCTCGGTACTTCTACTCGACCAAATACTAGTATAAATATAACTCCAGATATAATACCTAGTGCAATTAATACCCACCCAATTGAGTTGCAAACTTCACTCTCAGTCATACCTTGATTTTCTGTACTCATATCAATCTACTCACTTAGCAGGGGCTTTATTTAGCAACTGATCAACCAATTCATTAATCTTCGTTTCAGTACTACGCCATTTATTCGGGGCTAACCCACCATTTCCACGTAATCTAAAGGATGCTTCGGAAACTTGTCTTCCATTTTGTAAAAGATTGAATTGAGCAGACACCAAATATGGAGCCATATCCCAAGAACGAGTAGCTGTATAGTTTAAAGTAGTCTGACAAAGACTAAAGTTATCAGTATCTTTATAAGTTTTCGCATCAATATTATAGCGAGTGAAACTACGCTCAACGATTTGATTAAAATCTTTGATAATAACTTTCGGGTTATCAACAATACAAACTTGTCGAATAGACTCAGGATTAAAACCAGTAGCATTATTAACTTGAATGGATGTACACCCCACTAAACCCATACCAACTAAACTAGAAGCTAGTAATTTCTTCATGAATTTTCACCATTTGTTATAAAGTGTACTAACTTTAACAAACTGGTTACTAAATGTCACATAAAGAAAAACTACCCCAAGAGTCATATATTTTAATTAATAGTAACTTATTAAGTGGCATTAAAATTAATTGTTAGATTTCTTGCCATCTTTCTAATAATAGTATTTTCAGGCAAAGTAAACGGAGTTGATTTTTTTATCGCTTGTTCGATACTTAACTTAAACTCCTTAGGTATCTCATTCAAAAAAATTATTTGGTCTACTTCACCTTTCTCCGTTAATAGAACTCTAACTCTTGCAATTGTTCCCGCGGATTTAGGAGGTACATCCCAAGCATTTAATATTTTCTTCTGATAAGTATCTTTATACTTTTTTACTATCATTAGGGCATCATCTTGCTCCTGAGCACTTCCAATCTCATTAGAAATATTCTTATTTATAAAACTATCTAAATCTTGACTATAAAGATTAGTACAGGCAAGTGAACTCAAAACCAATCCCAATAAAATAGTTTTTTTCATGAAAATATCCATTTTAATAATGAGTAAAATTTAACAGTTAGGGCATTAAAAAACCACCCAAAGGTGGCTCATTTATTTGTATTAGTTATTCTTACTTGGTCAACTATGAAATCTGCAATGTCTTGAGTTGTCATATCTTTAACGAAAAACAAATACACAATAATTAGAAATACAATACTTAATGACCATGAAACATTTTTGTTCATTTGAATCCTTTAATAAAATTTTCAAGTTTAGAAAATAAATTATTAAAGCCTTAAGTGAAAAAAATCAACCACAATTAACTACAAAAGTTTTTTTATAGAAGCTCATCACAGCCTCAAAATCTCTAGTTAAAGTTTGGTCGTTGTAGTCTTTTGGTGAAAGCTTGAGTAGTGCTGGCATGTACTGTTTTTTGTAGACTTCAGGATATGTCTTGCATAAAATTTCCTGCTTCTGATCCAGTGGTACGTTTCGATTCTCTAGAGCATCTAGCATCTTCTCTATTTGTTGATCCGCACTTATGAACTGCGCTTCAACTGAAGGAGGAAGTGTCTTATTTTCCACTTGTTTAGTGCAACCAACAAAAGCCAGAGAGATCAACAAACAAGATGATAAAATTTTACTTATCATCTTTCGTACTTTCTCTTTTTTAGATGGTCATGAAGCCCAATTACTTCAAAAAATCCATGAAAGGCAATAATTAATGGTAATACAACTACTCCCCAACGAAGTATTTCAAAGTTTCTTAATATAAGTTCATATAAAGGATAAGTATCGAGAATTTGGAGGTTCGCAAGCCACTTTAAACACGGAAAGAAAAGAAAGACTACTGCAACCATCAATACGAGATAAAATATCATTAAATAAAAGACTTTTGGAAATTCTTCAAAGACATCATTTAACGCCCACAACTTATCTATAGGTTTTTCAAACATACTTTCCCCAATCAAATATAAAGTTATTAAAATTAATTATTTATAATCTATATCTTACACAAAACAATAAATTAGGAAAAGATAGATATTAAAAAACCACCCTAAAGGTGGTTATTTGATGTCTTCTATTTTTAATGGATTTGCTTTCCATCTAGTCACTAATAATTCAAATTCTTTGAATATAGTATCTTTTTTAGCAGTTTCTCTTAGTTGTGAAACTGCAGGACTACATATTGCCCAAAACTTTAACATTGTTGAACAATACATTCTTTTAAACATTTCTTCATCTAAAAGTTTTTGATTAATTCCGATAGCATAAAACTCATACCTATTAAGTACTTTTAATAAATGCATTCGTACGTTTGCTTCTTCCTTTGTTAAATCCCCTTCCTTAACACTTAACAAAAGCGCTAAAGTCATCCTTTGATCTTGAGGTTTAACATCTTCCACCTTTTGCGTTACTTCAACTACATCAATTTCTGTAACGGTCTCTCCATTTTCATCAAAATCAGTTTCTTTCAAGTGCGATGCTTTGATTTCAGAGGCGGACGCTTGATTATAGTACCTTTCAGGGTTTTCATTAAACTTTAATACAATTGTTTTGGATATACCTAAAGTTTCATCTTTATTGTCATCTAAAATGGTGTCTAAAGTTGCTCTCTCTCGAGCAGTAGTTCTTGAGGAGCTTATTGTTGTATATGCAATAATTGCTGAGGCAAAAAATACCAAAAGCTGTGCAAATACCAACCAATCTGCAACTTTCCATTCTTGGAGCTTAAAAAATACGATTAAATTATCTGATATCGTATATAAACCCATTAAAAAAGCGGCTAACGCTAAAAATAGTGTCAGTCCGCTTTTTGTTGAATCTTTAAATAATGGTCTAGCCATCCCAACCTTCAGTCATGATTTTCATTTGTAGTACCTCAAAAGTTTAATTATTTTTTTAAAAAAATGAAATGAAACTTATCCGTCCCATCCTTCAAACATAAGGTAGGCTTTCATAGTTTGCTCCATATACGGAAGTGATAGAATTGACGAGCTAAAGGCTTCGCCTAAAGTAATTAATCGGATTAATAAAAATTAATACCTATTAATTTACTATTGAAAATATAATATTTCTTAATGACATCTATGTCAATTAGAAATTACATTCTTAAACCCTTGGCTTTTAAAATTTTAAATTTATAATTCAATAACTTACAATAATTCACTTTTAAGAACTATAGAAAAACTATGCTAAAAGTGCGGTATATTGTTTAAATTTTAAAATATCCCGCACAAGATTTAGTTTTAAGAAATTAAACCTTAAACCTTTTATTTTTTCTTCTTAAACTCCTTATGCCACTCATCTAAAAGCATGTTGTCTAAAGCAAAAATACAGTCATTAAAGATATAAGCGTCAACTGGCAAGTCATTATGCTCAGCATAGACATTGATTGCCTGCTGATCTAAGCACAACGGTACACTTTGCTCATATCGTCTAGATCTAATAATTGTGCTAAAGGCAGCAAGAATTGAGTCTGCCGCATAAGAATATTCTGGTGGATCTGGTATATATCCACCTAAGAATTTGATTTGTTCGATTTCGTGCGGCGTTTTCGACGCATACGATTTCTGGTACTTGTAGAGTTCGATGACTTTCCCAAAATCGTAGCCTTGTCCTTATCGGCTTCTTCCTGAATCTTTTGAGCCTGCTCTTTAACGAATGACCAGATCAATAGGCCAATGTCACCAAGATTAAGAAGCTTTGAAGCATTTTCTGGTGTATACGGTTTTTCAGATTCTACTGTTTCGCCATCTTCCACTTCAGCGAAAACAACCCCTTTCCAGTCTTCGATTAAATGAGCGCCAGCCGCATCTAATAAAAGCTCATGATAGAGCTTGCTGTTTACGTCTTTCACCATTACATCATAGCCTTTGGATGTAATTTGATTACCAGCCTTCTCTAATGAAACTTGAAACGGTTTATAACCAATACCACGAATTTTAAACTCTGCCTGCCCATCTGCTGTTTCAAACGTGCACCATTTAGATACTTCTGAGCTTTGTACAATTCCGACTTTTAAAGCCATAACTACCTCTGAAATTTAGGAAATAAAAAAGCCCATGGGGTTCCATAGGCTTTAAGATTTATTAATTTGAGTTACACAAGAGCACGCACAATCGTTGGTGATGTACGAACTTGAGCAAAGTTAATATCTATTGTAATGATGTCATCACCACCACCATCTGGGTGATTCGCTTCCATAACTTCTAGCTGCGGGAAGTTGAACGAGTATTTACTTCCTTTGCTGTCTTTAATATCGAAAGTCAGAGTGAACACATCACGGGTTTTGATTGCATCAATCCAACCTGCAGCTGTAGCCGAGAACATGAATGAAGCATTCGCCTCAATATCCATCATCTTCTCTAGATAGAACTCTGGCGTGTATTTTCCTGAACCGATACAGCGGATTGCTTCCAGATTATTGTTAAGCGAAAGCGTGAGTGACTGCATACAGGCCTTACCTTGAATCGATTGACCATTCACAAGTAAGTTTTCAACATTTGGCATGCTGACCAATGGACGGCTTGATGCAGCTACCGGATTAACAACCGGATTGACTTGCTGACGGGTAAATGAATTACCAACCAAGCCAAAGTTACCAGTAATCTTTCCTGTGGTCTGAATGGTGATTTCACCCGTATTGACTTGGACTCCACGATAAATAAAGACCTGACCAACATCTTCAAAAACTTTAACCAAGGTAAATGATTTACGTACGGTGCCGCCAAAGCTAAGCGCATTTGCTGCCCAGTTATTAAATGCAAGAGCACTTAAGAATAAGTCGAATGTTCCTACAGATAATTCAAATTCTAACTGCCCTGCAACTTCGGCTTCAGTAACGACCCCACCTTGTCGGAAGCGTGAGTTAACAACTTCACTACTTTCTTCTGTTGAGACGTTTTCAGATAATCCATCACTTACACGGCGAACCGTGTACCAGATTGGGTTTGCTGGAGTGGTTCCTAAAACTGCTTCTTCACAAGCATATAATCGAATTTTTGCGCCTGAACTCATTTATAGTTCTCCAAAATTTAGGCATAAAAAAACCCGCTTCATCAGCGGGTTGTTTAAAAAATGGGTGTAAAAAAACCGCTAATTCAGCGGTCCTTTAAAGAGTTTCATCAGAGTTTGGGGATTCAGGCGGTTCTATACCATTTAGTGCCGCAGCTACTGCTTCAGATAAGTTCGTAGGCTGAAATTCAACAGGTGTTTCACTCAACGGTTCTTCATGTTCTAGTTCAGGTTCTTCATGCAAACGGATATCAATCCAGCGACCTTCAGGGATATCCATTGGATTTTCCAGATCAGCAATAATAGCTGCTTGTTCAATATCGAACTTACGCTTATATGTCTTAATTGAAATATCGCCATTCTCTAGCGTTTCATACATTACAGCGACGACTGTATTGCCATTTGCATCTTTGGGAACTTCCACATACCAACCTTCGTGAGCAAAACCCAGTGATCCCATTATGAGGTAATCACCTACATCAATTTTTTCAAAATGGATTGGTTGCTTTTCAGCCTCTTCATTGAATTCAATGTGTTCTTTAAAAAGTTTAACTACAGGTGATGCCGCTTTGATAAATCCATTTGCATCTGTAGTTGTATTTAAAGTAGTACGGTATTCACCCCATTGGGTCCATACATTATCGGCTGTTCTAGATCTAAAGAAATGCCTTTGATTAATTACATTTTTCCATTCTTGTCGTGCAAAAAAAGAAATTGGATTATATTCATTTATTTGTACATATCCAGCAGTAGCACCAGGTGGGGCATTTGGATTACTTGCATTACTTGCCGAAAAGTTACCAGTGTTAATCATAGAGTCCATATCACTGGAAGTGCCCAATCCTGATGCGATACCAATGCCAAAGTCTCCCACCGTTACAACTCGCCCTAAAGTTTTATCAAAACTTCCTACTGTTAAAGTACCAGTTGCAGCAGTGCCTAGACCTGCAACCTGAGTCCAGTCTGGCGTTAAATTTGGAATACCGGAGGCAAAAGGCAACATAAACTGTCGCTTACCTTGAGAAGAGTTATAGACAAAAGGCCGGTGATCCCAACTAAATCTAAATAAAAGATTTGCCATTATGCTGTTACTCCATCAATCACTTGGAAAATCAAAGTTTCAGTATGTTGAACAACACCACCAACTACCGCTTTAATATCCATCTGACATAAACCCAAAGGCCATGTAGCAGTACTGGCTCCTGATTTCACGTTAAGCCATCCTTTCTGAGTCGTCTGGCTTAAAGCAGCACAGGTTAAAGTAGCCACTGCCGCACCGGTATCTAAAGTTTTAACTTGAGAGGTAAATGAATAACCCGTTAAGTCGATCGCACGGCGTACATCATTGGCTGGAAATTGCAACGCATCATCCATATCAACCAACTGCAAATTCAAGTTGAATGTGTCACCACGCTTAAAAACAAAATTGCTCATAAGTGATTCCTGTAAAAATTAAAAAACCACCGATGAGGTGGTAGTGGATAAGACATAAAAAAACCGCTCTAATGCGGTCTAGTAATTCTTAAATTTAAGGTTTGTAATCCAGATCTACACTTACGCCTGTCACGACATTGTGTTTAAATTCTCCCTTGTTATGCACATTAGCCAATCGAATATTCACATCTGAAACACATAGCTTGTTTTCACTTTGCCATTTGATCAGCTCTATAGACATAACTTTTTCTAAATGACACTCCAGCTCCTGTCGTTTAAATTCGATTTCTTCTAAAGTCAGCATGCAAGACATATCAATTCACCTTATAACCAATCGTCACATTATACTGAATGAAGTCAGCATCTTGCCCTATAAAAATTGATTGTCCTTGTAAGCACTCCAAATGCTCACTAGTGAAATATTCAAAATGCTGAAGTAAGGAATCACTTAACTCAGTTAAACCTTTCGCACCACTATGATGACGTGCAAAGCACTGGACCATGATATTACCGGTACGGCGGGTACAAGGATTATCAGCAATTCCAGAAATAAAGCTGGGTCCACCTGCAATAGTTAATCGACACCACAAGCCTTCCTTCGGTACTTTAAAGCCTGGTGCATTTGGATACTGGATTCTATCCTGGGAAATACCAGTAAAGCTTTGCATGCGGTCCACGATAGCTTGCCTAGCTTGCTCTAAAGTCATTGCCATCTTAACCACCATACTTTTGAGAAATATAAGTGAATGTAGTGCTGTAAATACCTAGTGGTGCTTGATCTGACCAGCCATCTTCCAAACGTTCTGCGTAGGCTTTGTTGTTTTGGATATAAACTAAGTTTCCAAGCTTAAACTTAATGGCTTGAATTGCTGCATCCTGAACGGCCTTTGTTTCAGGTCCACGTACACCATAATCAGCAGATCCAATTGAAACAATATGAGAAGCACGATAAGCGCCAGTATCAACGGGACTGGAAACAACTAAAGACTGAACAGCATCCATTGTAATTTTCTTTACCTTTTCCTCTGCCGTTTTAGCTACTTCCAAACTAAAATCAGTTGGCTTTTTCCCCTTCCATCCCATCATTTACCTCGCTTTCTTCATACATTTTAAAAAGGTCTTTAGCGATCGCTTGAATTGAATATGCTTCAAATTCTGAACTAGGCTCTTTTTCTCCCATGAGCTTTTTAACCTTCTGCCAAACATGAACCGCTTCATGCAAAAGCAGTCCATAGACTTCTATGGACTTTCTTTCAGAAGTATCGCCCAACTGAACAACTGCATAAGCACCATTGGAATAGAAATCAACTTGTGCGGCTGCGTCTTCAATAGACAAGAACTTATCAACGTTATTCATATCATCAAATAACAAATCCATATGAATTTGATTTCTGGCAAGCGTGTATTTGACGTGTTGAAACGGTGAGATGTGCCACTCAGGCACATAATCGGTATTAACCATGGCCATCCTTTTAACTTGGTAAGAGTGTTTCAGTAGCCTCTCTACCATCAAACGAGTTATGAACAAAAACGCCGTCCACAATTTGTGGATGACATTCACAATGAAAAAATGAGTGTGGTTTTAAATCATCATCAGGTACAACCTGAAAGCTGTCATAGACCTTATGTGCAGTCCAAGTCATAATTACTCCAATAAAAAACCCACCGAAGTGGGTTAAATTACATACTTACTTTTAAACAGGTAACTTGCGAATTTATTTCTTTAACTCTATTACAAATCTTTGGGAAAGTTTCATCATAAAGCTCTGAGTTTTTTAAATAGTTAGCCCTATTGTAATTATTATCATTGAAATGAATTTCATTATTTAAGCTAAATGAAAAATACTCCATCATATGCAATTGATCTAGGGCTTTGTTTGCATACTTATTAAAGTTAATTACTAATTCTTTAAAAGATTCAATTTCTTTATTTGAAACTAGAAACTGGTCATACATTCGCTCCAATTCTATTGTTTGTTTTAGTATTAATTGCCGATCCTCCCTATTAACAAACTTTTTAGAATTGTTTTCTTTCTCTTTAATAATTTTTGCGTGGTAGTGACCTAATCCATTCTGAATATTAAATGATAAGTTTTTAATATCCTCTAAAAGCTGAAAGGTTTCTTTTAAACGATGTTCAACTCTCCAATCACTAAAGAGAATAAGTGCTGCAATTGGTGCAAATAATGCGGTTGTTATTGTTAATGCATCTTTTAACACTTCATAAAAAATCGAAGAATCAATTGGCTTAGTTAAATCAGATTTTAATATGAAGCCAAAGATCAAGTATGTTAAACAGAACAGTCCCAGCCAAAAGATTGAGATCTCTATTTTATCTTTTAGTTTTCTTTTAGCCATATATCCCCCTAGTTTAGAAGGATATTAGAACAAGTAATCAAACCTTCCTCAACTGACATTTCCAAATAGTTGCTGCTGGATCCTGTTGAATGTGTTTGACACGAAAAGTACCTAAGGGTGTAACCCACTCATCTTCCATTATTGGTACCATAGTTACTTCATTTTGAAGCACGGTCGCTTTCTTATCTGTGGCCAGCACTCCAAGAGTTTGAATCTCATATTGTTTGTATGCCCCAAACAGAACACCACGGCCAGAATAGTTTTCTTTAACTTCAACATGAGTTTCTGTCTTAGGATCCCAATTCGTTTTAGAAATCCGCTCACATGTAAAGGAATGAACGGTGTCCTCTAGATCCTCGTTAAATGCTTCGGCAATCTCCGCTTGAATTTCGTCACGTAAGCCCATTAGATTTTCCTAACAAAAAATACACGTTTGCGTTTGCAATATGGTTTGATCAAATCAAGAATATATTGCTCACTCGCACTCAGTTTTACTGATCCGTCCTGGTATTCCTTTTCAGTCTCAACCGTATCAGCTTTAACTTTCTTTCGCTTTAAAGCCTGTTCCTGCCCTTGGTATATCTCTCCCTTCATGATGCCCTTTATAACTTCATAGGAAGCCGTTTTAAGGGCATTAGGGACAGCAGTTACTTCTTCAAAAGGCTTAACATTACGTGCTAACAAATAAGCTTCAGACTTTTCGATATAGTCAGCTTTATCACTGGCAGATAAAGCATCAAAGCCTGCTACACGTTCAATTGCTTCTTGTTCAGTGATAAAGCTCATGGATTATTCCTTTGGCAACAGTGCTAAAAGCTCATCTTTTTTAGCACCTGATTCAAATGCAATGCCCTTTTCTGTTAACACAGCTCGAAGCTCATCAACTTTAAGTGAAGCATAGTTAATTGGTTGTACTTGCTCATCACCAGTCTTTTGATCGCCATCAGGGTTTTGGTTACCCTCACCTTGCTGATTGTCGCCATCTGGCGTTTGTTTTCCTTCACCCAATTCAAGCTCAGCAATACGTGCTTTCATTGCTTCAGGATTATTCTGGAAGGCAATAAATTCACCTTTCAGGGTTGCTAGTTGTTCTTCTAGCTCATTTATTTTAGCTTCAGTCATTTGTTGTCTTTCCCGTGCACGGTTAAATGATGAAAGTCCCATAGAAGGATCTCCAAAAAGCAAGGCGGTGTTACCCGCCTTTTTGTTATTTAATCTTGTGCTTGAATGCCACAATACGAATTTGTTTAGGATCGTATACACGCTCCCAGTTAGTGCCAGTTGCAAGCCCAGAATTTTTAGGTGCAATACCTGTTGATCCTGCCCATTTAATACCACGTGGATGTAGTACAAAGTGACGGCGGTTAATCAAGATATCTACCCCAGCAAGACTATCGCGATCAGTTTCAACCGCATTTGGCGCACCAATATCTTGGAAGCCAACAGCACCTTGACCAAATAGGAAAGAAGTAAATACATCACCATCAACGGGCATGCCATCATCAACAATCACACGGCGATCCATAAAGGTTTTATAGAGTAAAACCCCATCAGCATCACGCACGGTTTCAATCAAACCCTGCTTAGATAAAGCTGACATAGTGAATGAATGCATTGAAATCGCCGTTAATTTATCGACCGCATCGCCAAGCTTATATGACGCATCGACAAAAGAATGACCATCAATAACTGCTGCGGCCCCTGTTTCGGCTGAAATATCATGTACATTACTTGCCATACTTGCAGCGCCAAAAACACCTTTGAGTGTATTCACGGTAAAGCCCTGAAACTCACGGGCCCAATAATCTGCTACCAGATCACCAACTGCGCCAAGTGGATCGTCGCCAGATAATGCCTTTGCTAAATCGTTAGCACCCCATGCCTTACCGCGAGCATGAAGAATTGCAATATCTTGACCTGATGTGATGTTATTTACAGTTAAAGGGGTTTGATCAGAGAGAACTTCAGATTCACCACTTAAATCGTTCCAAAAAGGAATATTTACAGTAGTACCACCCTTCGTTCCGAAAGCCACATCTTCTTCAAGATCTCCCACAATGCCAGACTGCCATAAGGCAGATTTCTCAGCGGTTTTATTTAAAACATATGGAGTGAATAATTCAGGAACGATTACATCAGCAATTTTGGTATCAGCCATTTGGCTTTACTCCTTAAAGTTTAATATTGTGTTTTGCTGCTAGCTCTTTAGCTAACTGCGGATTTTCATTTCGTAATTGCGCCAATTTGGTTAAGTTCACGGAACCATCTGGTTTGAGAATGTCGACCTGACCTTTTGTATTGGCACTACCTGGTGCCCCCATACCATTTGCTTTAGGCCAGTAGTACGGCTTTTGTTCTCGTAGCGATTCAACCCACTCTTTTGGGGTCTGTGGTGTCTGACCGTCTTTACCAATGACCACTTCACCGTTTTCATCTACAGCTACCGCTTTACCGTTTTCATCTAATGCAAACTTGGATTTAGCTAAAAAAGCGATGTCACCTGTTGCTTCAGCTAATGCTTCAAGCTCTACAGCCGCTTGAACGATTTGCCCTTGAATTACCGACTCCTTAAACTTATTTGCATAAGCTTCGGCTTTATCAGCTCGGTCTTTTTCGGCTTTAAGTACTTTTTCGTGTTCTTCACGCATCTTCTCGGTACGCTTCTGAATCACTTCAGTAATTTTGCCTTCTGCGATTAGCTTGGCTTCTTCATCTTGATCAAGTTGAGCAAAGACTCTTTTGACGATTTCAGGGTCAATTCCTTCAAACTGATTTTGAAGTTCCTGAAGTTTTCGTTTTGCATCCTTAGCGGCATCACGCTCGCTTTGAAGTGCAGATTTAAGTCCTTTGGGATCTTCGTAACCATCTAAGTCAAGGCGAAACTTCCCATTTTCCTCAACATATAAAGCGCGGTGCTCTTCTTTGATTGCATCAAGTGAATCAACAATAAATGGCAATGACATATTCAAACCTCTCGTTTGATTTGGATAAAGCCTTATCTCAAGGCATAAAAAAAGACAGCCTTAAGCTATCTATGAAAAAACCCCACTTTTCAGTGGGGTCTTGAATTAAAATTTAGATTTCTTCTTTAGGCACATAATGCTTTAAAAGATTGAAATCATAATATTTTTCATGTGGTGTATCATTTTTATCAGTCCAAACAACACCGACATCAGTTGCCCAGTCATCTCTATTAACCGTCATTACTGCACCACCTGAAAGTAGTTGCACTAAATCACCATTTTTAAATGGAGTACATTGCATAATTGCTCCTGAACTAATTATTAATATGGAGTGCATAATTATATGAAAAATCTTACAAAAACCAAAATAATTAAATTTCTAAAAGTTCTATATCCTTTAAAGTGTACATTCGCCCTTCAGGATCAAAGAACTTATCAAAATCAAACTTTCCTTCTTTATAAAGCTTGTATCGCTTCGGTCCTAACCATTCTCTTTGAAAGAAATCGTCTGTCTTCTTAAAGAACTCTTTGAAAGTGATGTTGGCATCCAATTGCCCTATTAACTGGCTTCGCTCATCTTTCGGAATGTCCTTAACTCGACGTTCGTCCATGACAAATGGGCGCTCACCAACAAGACGACCATCTTTCTCAACGGGAACCAAAATACTACGGCAATTAGGATGCAACGGCGGCACGCGCTTTGCTGGGTCATTAATTTCCCAGACAGTACCATCTAATGAAGCACAAAGTTTGGAGGTTCTTCCATCCAACGTTGCGACCAGTTTTACGTATTCAAAGCCAATCTCATTAAAACTATTCAGATAAGATTGATTAGCCACATGACTACGAACCGTCCTTACAGTCCGTTCGATATCAGACTTACTGCTGGTTAAGATGCCGTCTTCATAATTAAGGCGTTTAGTCCCACCGATGCGCTGAACAATTTGCTGATTCGTTTTACCTGAACTAATCCCATCCCGAATCGCATATTCAACCTTTTGACGAGCACTTTCAGCCAATTTTGTTAAAAGGTCGTCGACCAAGGTCCCGCCTACTAAAGGGACTTTTTTAGCAGCCTTATAAAGCTTGTCTCCATTGGGCTGTTTAATCTTTCCGCCGTATAGTTTTGCCGTGTAGTTGGCCTCATATACCGCTAATGCTGTAGCAGAAACCGCGAATGCTTCAGGCAAAGATGTATTTATTGTAGTAAACCACTGAGAAATTAAATCCCGAATCTCTTTAAGGTTTGTCGTGGTGTACTGGCCCCCAGCAAGAGCTACCTTTTCAGAATCATTTAACTCATCCAACAAATCTCGAAGCTTTGCTAGCATTACTGCCGACTCATCATTAAAGATTGCTAATAGTTCATTAACTGATTGAGAAGAAGCCCGATATAAATACGCCTGATGTTGTGTAAGTACTTCGATCAAGGTTTTATCTTTTGAAGTCATGTCTCACCTCTACAACGGCATACTATCCCGCTCACTTTCAACACGTTTCAACTCTTCCTTAAAATCATGAGCTGGTAACTTGCCTGTGGCGATATATTCCCAATACGTCTGAAAAGAGTTCTTTCCAGAAATAGCACCTTCATAAAGCTGCTTAGCCAGATTGATATCGTATTTCTGGACAATAAACTCAGGCTCTACCGTAAAACTAATTTTAGAAGGATCTAGTTTTAGCCACTGAGCTGCATACTTAATAGCTTGTTCAATAGCAGCAGCTGCGCACATTACAATACTGTGTAAGCTCGCATGCTGATCATCCTGACGTGCACGGCGAGCTTCACCTGATTCTTGTGTATTCGTGTCTACAACTTTAGCTCCGGCTTCAAGCGCTGCATTCTTCTGAGCATCCATTTCCTGTTTGGTTAACTCAATACCGCTGCCAGAAATTTCCAAGTAACCGCATTGTGATTCCTTAGGCAGACTCCAGACAGCCATAACACCTGTGACACTAATATCTGAATCATCATCATTATCGATGCCGTTAATCCAAGGCTGAGGATGTGCTGTGTGATGAAGTGATTGAAAGTAATCGGCACTAAGCTGGTAATGCTTCAGTGCTGCTTTTGCCATTGTTAAAAGAGGTACTGTGCCAACATCTGGAGTGTTATCAGTGGTACCGCAGAAAACAAACGGCGTGAACGATAGCTGATTACCACCCAATGTAGGTGTTTTATCTTCTTCAACAGAACCATCAAACAAACGGACTGCTAAGGCTCCATCTATCATGGATAAAACACGGTGAACCGTTTTAGTATCATGGCCAAACTCATCTTCACTGTTATCAAATTGCTCCTCAAGCACTAACAGCTTCAGATCCTTACGACCACCTATACTGTTTTCTTTCCAGTTGATGATAGATAAAGCATCATATAGCGCAAAATATGGAATACTTTTGTCGTCTACATCTACCATCAATCCGCAGCGACCATATTCCAGTAACTCCAGACAAATACGAATAAAGAGCTGTTTTAGGCCAAACCCGTCATTAGTAGCATTATCAATAAGACCTTTGAGCAAAGTACTTTCAATCACAATATTTGGTTCAAGCTTCGAGACCAAACCAATCATCGTGCGTAATGAGTCTTGAACCCATAATGGATACTGAGCGCGACTTAAATAGGCTTTATAAATCTCTCCAGTCTTATCGCCCTGCTTTTCAGCCTCAACCATTCCAGCCGATTTAGCCAAGTACTTTGTTTGTGCCTGTTTAATCTGCTCTTCACCGGCAACGGCGTCACGCATAACCAACCAGCTTTTTTGTGCAGCAATATACTGCGGATGTTTATCAGTAACTGCCATAAAAACACCAATAAAAAAGCACCTAAAAAGGTGCGTTGTTTAAGACATCCCTCGTATCCTTCGCATTCCCATTGATTTTTTATCAATCGGAAATAGATAAGCGATCGGATAAGTTCCTGCATCATTCATGTGGTCAAACCCTGACTTTTTATCAGGCTGCCCATAATCATCATAAATTTGACGCTCTAAGCATTTAGCGAAGTGCGGACATTTTGTTACGTTCACAAAGAGTCTGCGCTCAGATAAGGTATTACAGAGCCTGCTGTTCATTGAGTTGATACGGTCTTTAACCGCAGGGTTTCTACTGTTCACAAGGACTTTGAATCCAGCTTTTCTAAGCAAGGCTAGATCAGTTTCACTTGCATTGCTCGACTTGCGATTCTCACCTGAAGCATCGGGATATACCGCTATTTCATGATTAGGATATCGCTCCTGAATAGCTTCAATCATTGCTGGGGTATCAAAGAGATTCACGAACTCATCAACAGCATGCATCTGTTCACCACGGCGAACATATACAACAGCAGCCATTTTCGTTACGTTGAAGTCCATCCCCACATGAAGTACATCATTTGCCTGAACTGTTTCTGTAGATGCACTTAGTAAGCGATTAAAACAATAAAAGATAACGCCCTGGTAACTCTCAAAGCTTGCCTCATATTCCTGACTAAATGTCTTCGGGTCCATCTTGCGTTTAGCAACAATGATCTCAGACTCAGGAATATTTCCCCCTTGTAAAGATGTATATGAAAAGCTTTTACAGTCTGGTTCATGCCCTGGTTGACCATCCATGAATGTGTCATAACAATGGTTAAAACCTTTGGGTGTTCCTATCCTTAAAACATGGCCACCGACTCGCTGTACGCCGTTGACTATGTATTTACAAGTTGAAAGCATTGGACGAAGTACTTCTTCCCACGCCGCCCACTTACAATCTGCCCATTCATCAATAATAAGAAAAAATAATCCAGATCCACGAAGGTCATCATAATTATCTAAACCTACAACACGGATAACATGGCCACTTCTTAAAGTGATTGAACATTCAGTCTCATTTGGCTTACCAGCTCGCCATGAAGCTGGGATTGCTTGTTTTAATCGCTTCCAGAAAACCCGTTTAGCTTGCTTAAATGTAGGTGCTGCATACCAAATCTCATCTTCAACAGAAACATTCCATTTAGCGGCTAGTCTTGCAGCTCTACGCATTTCCGCTTTGGCCAAGAAAGTTTTTCCAAAACGTCGACCGCAAACAGCATCACGAAATCGAGCTTCTACTTGCCAGCCCCATAAATAGATATTTGCCTGCTTTGGTGTTAACTGAACTGAACCTTCAGGAGGATTAAAGAATTGGCTCATTTGGTATCTCCTCATCAGGATTCAAAACAAGTTTGTAATCCTCTTCAGGTGGGCGATACTCTGGTGGATTCACTTCACGCTGTAACTTCTGAAGCTCAAGCTTTTTAATCTCAAGCTCCACTTCAGCTTTTGTTTGTCCTTCTTCATTAACTTTACCCTTGCTTGCCTGATCACCTTTCTTGTCATAAAACCCTTTGGTGATTTTTTGCATCTGGTCCACGATCTGGAGTGTCATTCTCACGTTATTTTTTTTGGACCACAGCAGATCATTCAGAATTTTCAACTGGACAATGTCATTTACACCACTAATTTTATTAAGTGGCTGTTCAAGATACTCATCCCGAACTTTCTCAAAAAAATCTTTAAATTCCTTACTTAGATCTCTACCTGCAACTTTAGTTGGATCGTAAGATTCAACTTGCTGCCTTGAGACTTCAATATCAAATTCTTCCTTGACGAGTGCTACTGTTTCTTGAGGTGTATTAAAAACAGCAAGTGACTGCACAATAAAGAGTTTTTGCTTTTTATTTAAAGTCGCCATTTCTCTCTATCCGTCAAGGTACGTCAAGGAAACATGGCAAAAAAAATGAGCCAAAAGGCTCAACTTATTAAACATGTCCCACAGCACTTGGAAATATTTACATCTGATACAAACGGCGCTTGCTTCGCCACTTCAATTAGTCGCTTCACGCTTTCGTCCGCTCCCCATCTTTTTACTACACCAACAAACTCTTCAACATCATGCCCAGCCAAGTAATGTTTAGGTAAGCCCGTCATATCGCTATAAAGTGGTTCACCATCTTCGTCTCGCTCAACGCCAATGTGATAAAGCTCATGTTCGATTAAAGCGCAAAAGTCTCGGTCTGTAGCCTGATCACAATAACTAGCATCAATAGTAATTAGATATACAGGCACATAGCCAAACCAATCACGCATTTGCTGCTCTTGTCGAGCTTTCTTCCACCCACCTTGGTTGAACATCACCTTTTCGCATTGACCTAGAACCATA